TGTTGTATAGGCTGTTGTATAGGTTGTACAGGTTGTTGTATAGGCTGTTGTATAGGTTGTACAGGTTGTTGTATAGTATCAAAATTAGAATCAAGTTTAGATATTGATTTCTCAGGAACTAAAACATTTTCGATTGATTCAGTTCTTTCATTTGTATTTAATTTATTTGAATTATTTATATATTTAATTCCTGTATTTAACATTCTTTTATAATTATTATTTTATAAAAAATATTTTTAAATATATATTTATTTATTTATAAAAATAAATATATTTTATATTGAATTAAAAAAATTACTTTTTAGATTTTAATTGTTTTTTTCCTTTAGTGGGAGAAGTTTTTTTTGCAACCTTTACTTTCTTGATTTTAGTATTTTTTTCAGCTTTTACTTTCACAGATTGTTTTTTTTCAGCCTTTACTTTTACAGCTTTTTTAGAAGTACTTACAGCTGGAGTTTCTTTTACAGCTACAGCTTGATCACCTTCTTCGTGATCATCTAATAATTCTTTTTTAGGATTAAAAGCAACTAATTCAGGGCATTTATCACACGATATCTTTTTTACTGTACTTTGGTGTTTGTATGTAATAACTTCAGTTGTAACTTTTCCAGTTTTTTTGTCAGTTTTCTTAATAGAAACAGGTACAGGGTTTTTTAAAGTGTTTCTGGTGCCATGGTAGTAGTATTTCTTTCTCTTACTTCCTCTAGTTTGTTCAATTACACCAAAATTAATTTTTAGTCCATCTGTTTTTATACCTTGTTCTTTGAAATTTTTAGTTAAAGCAGTTAATGCTTTGTTAGCAGCTTGTTTTGGTTTCTTACCACTGTATCTTCCTACACAGTTTACACTTTTAGTCTTTTCATCAACATATATGCATTTAAAATATCTCTTTTTCAAGTCAGTAGATTTTGAATTATCTTTTTTCATAGTTTGAACTTTTGTTTTTTTGGTATTGCTTTGTTTAGCCATTAATTATACTTATTAATTATAATTAATTTTTTTAAAAAGAAACACACTTGTTATATTTTTATATTAATTTATAGATTATTTATATAGTTTTATAAATAACACAATAAATACGCAAAATTTATATTATTGTATAATTATTATATTTTTTTTTATTTTTTTGTATTATATAATAAATGGATTTTCCAATTAGTATTTTAACAAAAAATATATTAAAAGTAGAATATATTATAAGATCAAATATATTATATAAATTATCATTACATATTGAAAATTTAAATTCAAAATGTATTATTCATCATAGTTTAAGAAGTAAATATGCATTAAATTTAAATAATATAATAAAACAATTAAATGAGGAATATAATGGAAATATTAGAAATATAAAAGATAATAAAATTTATTTGGAAAATAATGGTATATATTTTTTTCAAAAAAATACATTTTTTTATAAATTATTCAAACCTTATTATGATATTATAGTTAAAAATATTTATGATTATTATATAAAAAATAATCCAAATGGAATTTCATTTGATATATTTGAAAAGAATGTTTTTAAAAATGATAAAACAAATTTATTAGATATTAATTCTATATTAGAAAATGTAATTAGTAGTACTTTTAATTTTATTGAAAAACAGATAGTTTTAATTAAATACAGTAATGATTGTGAAATGAAAAAAATTAAAGAAAAATTGGCTATAGATAATTTTAACGAAATTGATAAATTAATTTTAAATTTTTCAAATAATATTGGATTTAATAATTTTTCTGATATATTTATTTTATTATTAGGAAATTCTTATAGATCAATATTAGAAATAGATAACGACAATAAAATATTAAATAACTATTTAGAACCATATCATAAAGATAAAACAAATCCAATTTATTTAGAAGATATTATTAATAAACTTAATAATTCTTTTTGTATTTTTGATTTATTATCAAAATGTTTTATACCTATTAGATTGGTTTTAAAAAATACTAAAGTTGAAAATAAAGGAATTATAATCAAAAAAAAGGATATAACATCTGGAACTATTAAAGAAAATAGTAGTAAATTCAAATATGAAATATTATTAGATAATTGTTATAAAATAATTGTAAAAATACCTCAATTATCTTTTAATATAATTTTTATTGGTTATTTTAATTATGATGCCACAAACGTTCTAGTTAGAACTTCTAAAATTAATTATTATTTTTTAAATATTAAAAATTGTTTATTACAAAAACATGTTGATATAAATTTACAAGAAATAGATGAATCATTCAAGACAATCTATATTAAAAACTTGCAAATTGGTGATATATTATCTTATGATGGTAATAGTTTATGTGATAAGATTGAATATGATTATTTGAATATTTATATAAAATATACTTCATCTAAATTTAGAATAATTATGGCAGATTTCTTAAAGTCAGATTTATTAAAAAAATATTTAATTTTGAAAAATCTTTTAATGGGAAATAAAGATTCAATCAAATATGCAGGATTATTATATGCTTTAACAAAAGATCAACAAAGAGATTCTAAAAATAATTATTCATATTTGTCAAACATTTTATATAGAAACTTGAATTATCCATTACAAAGTAAATTAAAGAAATCAGGATATTATATTAAAGATGAAATTGAAAGATTAAAAGAATTAAGTTGTGAAGATGTAGATTTGAAAAAACAAATATTAATTAGTATAAATATGCCTGACAAAATTAAAAAAATAGCAATGAATAAAATTGAAGAAATGAAGAATAATAATAGCGAGTATTATAAATATCATCAATATGTAAAATGTTTAATTGATTATCCTTGGATTAATAATAAAGTGAATGATATATTTTCATGTTATAAAAATAATATTGATAAATCAAAGAGTTTATTAGATGATACAGATAAAAAATTAAATGAACTAGTTTATGGTCATATAGAGTGCAAAAAAATAATTAAAGAATTGTTAGCAAAATGGATAATGTCAGATTATTCAAAATCAGGTAAAGCTATTGGATTATGCGGTCCTCCCGGTGTGGGAAAAACATTAATTGCAAAAGGCTTAGGGGAAATTTTAAATATTCCATTTACCCAGATAAATGTTGGTGGTATGGATGATGGATCTGTTTTAAGTGGTCATTCTATTACATACAGTGGATCACAATATGGATTAATAGTTAGAAAAATGTGTGAAGCAGGTAAATCTAGATGTATTATGTTTTTTGATGAATTAGATAAATCTTGTACTAGACATGGAGTTAATGAAATATATAATATTCTTATACACGTAACAGATCCTAATACAAATCATGAATTTAATGATAAGTATTTCCAAGAAGTTCAATTTCCATTATCCAATGTTGTTTTTATATTTTCATTTAATGATAGATCTAAAGTTGATAAAATTTTATTAGATCGTATGGAAGTTATTAATGTTGAATCATATTCGGTTCATGATAAATTAAAGATTGCAAAACAATTTTTAATAAAAATAGTATTAAAAGAATTTAATATTGAGAATGAATCTATTATTTTATCTGATGAAAGTTTAATTTATTTAATAGAAGAATATACGTATGAAGCAGGAGTTAGAAATTTAAAAAGAAAAATTGAATCTATATATTCAAAAATCAATATTGATAGAATTTATAAAAATGGATTATTTAAATCAATTGATAAAATATCAAAAGAAAATCAAGTAATTATTAATAAACAGGATATTGTTAAATATTTATCAAAACCAATTATCAGTATAAAAAAAATACATAATTCACACCAAATAGGTATTTTATCAGGATTATATGCAACAACTATTGGAATAGGTGGTATAATACCAATTGTAATTTATCCTAATTTAATTTCAAATAAAAATAGTTTCAATTTAAGATTAACAGGAAGTCAAGGAAAAGTTATGAAAGAATCTGTTGTGTATGCTTTTACTATAGCAATCCACTCTATTAAAACTAATTTTAGAAGTTTATTCTTTAAGAATTATGTAACAGGTTTACATATCCATACTCCTGATGGTTCCACACCAAAAGATGGACCATCTGCTGGTTCAGCATTTACAACTGCTTTTATATCAAGAATTTTAAATAAACATGTTAAAAAAGATGTAGCATTCACAGGAGAAATTGAAATTAATGGTAATATTACTCAAATTGGAGGATTAGAATGTAAACTTAATGGTGCTAAGAAAGCAGGTGTTAAATTAGTCTTTTGTCCAAAAGAAAATATAGATGATATTATTAAAATTAAAAAATATAATCCTAATTTATTTAAAATTTGGAATCCAGAGAAAAATAGGGAAATTAAAAAAATAATTATAGATTGTGAAAAATATATTAAAGAAAATAAAAATAATGAAGATAATTCATTGATATTTTCTGAAAATAAAGATTTTAGAATATTAATAGTTAGTAATATAAAAGAAGTAGTTAAATATGCATTAATTGATAATTTACAACAAGTTAAAAAAAATTACAATGTATACAAATCATACTTTAATACAGAAAAATATTTTGTTAATATAATTAATCAAACTGATATTAAAATAGATACAGATGATATTATAGAAGATTCTAATGAAAGTGATACAGAAACAAGTGAAGAAATATCTTAAGATAAATAATTTTTGAATAATTTAATTTTTTCATCTAATATATTTACCATACTTAATTGTTTTTCTAATTCGCTAAAGACATATTCAAAATTATTATCATTTAATTTTAAATTTCTTAAATTATTTAATAGAATATTTATTTTATTATTATTTTTATATTCATTTTCTAAAATATATTCTGTCGTATCGATATTAAATTGTTTCATTCTATTATAAATTTTTTTTGAAATTATATTTAATTTTTCATATTTATCAATATTATTTAATATTCTATTAACTTTCTCAGAATTTGTTATAATATCTTTAAATTCGTATATTTTTTTATAAGTTTTTGTAATTGTTACATCTGAAACTACAAAAATAGATGATAATTTTTTTTTATTTATTTCTTTAATATTATAAATATTTCCTAATAATAATATTGTTGCTGCAGCTAATGAATAAGATGTATGTGTTGATGCAATATTTAATTTATCAATATTTGTTGCTATTTCCTTTGTTATTTCTATATATTCATGTTTTAGAAATAATTTGTTACATTTTTCAGTAATAAAATCTGTTGTATTACTAGTTCCCATATCATTGGTATATGATTTGGTTTTGAACAATTTCAAAAAATTTTTAACACCTTTATTTAAATCAGTTTCTTTTAGTGAAAATATTTTTGCTATTTCTTTTGGTGATTTACCAATACCATTTTTCCTACATGATATAAATAGAGTAGCAGCAATAATACTTTCTCTATTTATCCCACGAGTAATAATACATCTTCCCTTGTTTTTACCTTCTAAATGTTTACATTCACTAATTAATTTATACATAATTTGAGAATCATTTTCTATTTTTTTTGGTATTTTATATTCAATACATTTGTTTTTTAGTAATTTAAAAACATAATTTAAACTTCTTTCTTTATAAGGCATAGAATTCCAATCATGTAATATTTTTATTCTACCATAAGCATTTACACTTGTACCTAATGAAGATTGGGGTAAAAGAGTATTAACAATTTTACCACATCTTCCTGAATCTGATTTTTTATTATCATCGTAATTACGCCATTCTGGAGAATTATCTAATATATTTCCAAATACTTGTCCACAATTACAAATTAGTATTCCTAAAGTATAATCTTCAATAAAATCAGTTCCTCCACAAGAATTACATTTTTTTGTACTTTCATCTGTTTCTTTATCTTGTTTATTTTCATTAAATGAATCTATAATATTATCATAATTCAAATTATCTAAGTCATCTAAATTATCTAAATTTTCAAAGTCTAAATCCATTAAATTTAAAATAAGATTTAGATAATTATTTAACAATTATTATATCAACTTTTTATATAATAATTGTTAAATAATACTTAAATATTATTTTTCTTTAAATATAAAAAAAAATTAATTACTAAAATATATTAATAATAATAATCTAATTTGAGAAATATATAAATAAGTTGTTTCAAATTCTTAGATAAAAAAATTTTATTCTGAGGTAACAGAGATTTATAATAAAATATTGATATTTAAATTTATTTAATATTAAAAAATTATAATATATTATAATCTATATGGATTTTACAATTGATTTTTACTCAAATCAAAAATCATGGATACAATTTTTTAAAGATAAAAAAGATATAGAAAGAAATATAAAATTTCATAATTCTTGGAATAATATGTTTAATGAAATTTTTGAAATGAATGATTTTATTAATTTAAAAAAATATTTAAAAAAAATTGTAATAAAAAATAAAAATATTAAAATTTATCCATATCCAAATTTTTTATTCTCAGCTTTTTATCTAACACGTTTTGATGATATAAAAGTAGTATTTATTGGACAAGACCCATATTTTAATTGTGAATTTTATAATAATAAAATTATTCCACAGGCTGTTGGTTTAAGTTTTTCAGTTCCAAAGAAATGTAAAATACCGTCTTCATTGTTAAATATTTATAAAAATTTATTAAATTATAATCATTTGTTTTTTAAACCTACAAATGGAGATTTATCTTTCTGGTCATGTCAAGGATGTTTAATGTTAAATACAGCTTTAACTGTAATTGATGGACAAAAAAACATTCATTCTAAATTATGGGTTAATATTACAAATAAAATTATAAAGTATATATCAGATAATTCAAAATATGTAATTTTTGTATTATGGGGTAATCCAGCTTTAAAAAAAAAATCTTTAATTGATGAAAATAAACACGATGTTATTATTAGTTCACATCCATCTGGATTATCTGCTCATAAATCATTAAAACAATATTCATCTTTTAACAATCAAGATCATTTTGGTATTATAAATAAATTACTCACAAAAAATAATAAAAAAAATATTATTTGGCAAATACAATAATATATTTAAAAAATAATATAGTTATAGTAATTATGGCTAATAAAATTAATTTAATACAAAGTAATATATATATATTTGGAATTTTATTTTTTTATTTAAATCCTGCAGTATCACTAATTTATTTTTTATATTATGGATTTATTTATGAATATAATAAAAAAATTGTAGGAATCATATATTCTTTAATTATTTATAATCTATTTGGATTTTTAGGATTAATATTTACTAAAATAACAATTTTAATGACTCTTGGTTTTATTTATTCAAATTTAAAATTGAAAGATAATTTTGAAAATTTTAATAATACAGATGAAATAAAAAATATATCTTATTTAAATAAAATTAAAAAAAATAATATAATTTCTAACTCTCGACTAGTTTTTCATCATCAAATAGATAATCTTTATTTTAAATTGAAACATAAATATAAAAATATTGATTTGAATATTGTATATTTTGCTAATAAATTAAATGTTATTAATAATTTTTTAATATATTTAGTAAATGATTTAATGGATAATTTAAAAATAATTCATTATTGTATTTATAATAGTAATTATATACCATATGTTTTTATTTCTGATCTAGTATATTTAAATTTTTCTGTATTCAAATTATTCAATAAAATTATATCAGAACTCGAAACAAAACTTAATAAACAAAATAATAATGTATTTAATTTTAAGAGTTTTGATTTAAAAAATTTAGATAATAATGTAAGTAATATTCCTTTAAAAGATAAGGAATTAATGATTAAAGATTTAGATAATATGATGTATAATATGACAAGTATGTTTAATAAAATACAATATTCTAAAAAAGCATTTTAATATTAATACATAAATTTAATTAATTATGATTAACTTTTTTGTTATATTACCATTACTTATAGGAATATATTTAAATTCAATATCCTCTAAATTAGTAAAACTTAAAGCAGAAAAACGCTTAAAAAATCCATATGATCCATTACCTGATATAATTCATGATATTTTTCCTAAAATAAATTTACATATTCCTGATTTATTATTAATTTTAATTTTTATTTATAGTTTATATAAATATAAAAATTTAATTAATGTTCAAAAAAATATTTTATGCATCGGTATATGTACAATTATTAGATCTTTTAGTACAATGTTAACATTATTTCCTACATGTATGGATAAGCCTTTGAATAATAGTAAATCATTTTATGAATCTTCATTTCTTTCAACTCATGATTTAATGTTCAGTGGGCATTCTTTATTTTTTATTGGACTTGGAAATATTCTAAATAATATTTTTATAAGTATTATTGGACCATTATTACTAGTTATTTCAAGACAACATTATACTATAGATGTATGTGTTTCTGGATTAGTTTATTTTACAGTATATCAATATGTTTAATTTATAAAATTTATTATTTTTTTAAATATATAAGGGTTCGAGGATAATATTAATTTATATAAATTAATATTTTTTATGAGCATTACAGATATAATAAATAAATATGAACAAAAAATTCAAGGTAGACCAATAAATAAAAATATGGGAATAGGTAGAAATATTTTTAAGAATAGAATTGAATTTTGGAGTAATATGAATAAAGATAATAATAGTGATGAATGTGAAGATGAACCTAAAATAAAAAATACAAATAGTGATTTTAAAGAAAAATTAAAATCTTGGAAAACAATTGATAGTATATTTAATACAAGTTCGGATGAAAAATTTAGAGATTATGTTGACAAAAATTTAGATGAGAATAAAAATGATAATACAGAAACTAAAATCAAATCAAAAACTAAATCTGATAATAAAGAAAAAAAGAAAGATAAGAAAAATAAAAAAGATAAAAGAGATAAAAAAGAAAAGAAAGATAAAAAAGAAAAAAAAGAAAAGAAAGATAAAAAAGAAAAAAAAGGAAAGAAAGAAAAGAAAGAAAAAAAAGAAAAAAAGGATAAGAAAAATAAAAATAAAAAAATTGAATAAAATTTATTTTAAGATAATAATATTCAGTAATTATTAAATAAATACTAAATATGATGGATTATATAAATAAGATAAAATATTTTTATTTGAATAATAAAAATTTGTATATTTTAGTATACTTTATAATATTTTTTATATTTTATTATGAATATAAAATAAAAATTAATAAATTTAAACAAAGAAGAAAGTTGATTAATGATGATTTAAAAGATTTTAAGGAATATTATAATTCAAAGAATGAATCAATTATTTTAAATGATGTTATTAATATTACAATTGAAGCTCTAAAATATTCAGAAAAATTAGGTTTAACTAATAATGAAAAAAATATAGTTAGAAAGGTTTCATTATTACACGAATGTTATAATAAAAAAGATGAAAAAGATCTACCAAGATTACATAGAAGAATTAAAAATGATTTAAGAAAGCAAGGATGTTTTGAATATGAAGTTTTAATTATTGAAATGATAATTAATGATTTATCATTTTTTAAAGAGAAAAAAATTAGAAATGAAAGAAAAATGAAAGATAAAAAAATAATATCATTTTCAGATGAAAGATTACAACTAATTAGAGATATTGTATCAGATTCTATAAAAAATAAATTATTAGAAATAGACATTATTGATAAAATTCTAAAATATTCTATTGATAATAATTTAATTAAAAATTTAAAAAATTCTGATAAATGGTATGAAGAGCATATTAAAAATATTAGAAAGTATTGTAATGAGAATATTTTTATTTTAATTTCAGATAATTACATTCGCACAGATATTGGGAAAAAATCGGCATTATATAAAGAGAAACGATTAAAAAAAAAAATCAATGATGATAAATATCTATATAATAAAATAAAGGAATATTAATTTTTTTTAGAATAAATTATATAAAAATTTGAATTATATAATTATAAATACATGAGCAAATCAAATGATAAAACAAATAATATAATGAAAAAATCATCATCTATAAATAAAAAAAAATCAACATATAAAGAATCTGATTTAACAACAAATGATTTGTATAGAGTATTAGATTTGTATTTTAATAAGAAATTTTATATTTATAGACATTTATACAATTCTTATGATAAGTTTCTTGATCAAGATATTAAGAATTTTTTATTAAATAATGATCATATTTTTAGTGAAACAATACAATCAGATGTAATATATAAACATAAATTTGTTTTTACAAATATTAGATATGAATCACCAACAGAAGATAATAAAGTAGATCCAATTTTTCCATCATTTGCTAGAAAGAATTCTAGAACATATTCTGTAATATTATATGCTGATGTACAACAAATACTTCAAAAGAAAAACATAATATCAAAAGAAGATTTTGTAGATAAGCAAATAGGAAATATTATTAAAAATCACCCAATTGCATATATTCCATTAATGGTTAATTCAAAATATTGTAATATAAATATTCATAAAAGTATTGAAAGTAGAGAATGTAAATTTGATCCTGGAGGACATTTTATTGTGAATGGTTCAGAAAAGGTTATAATTTCTCAAGATAGAATGGTTGAAAATAAACCTTTAGTATTTTTAAAGAAAGATTCAAGTTCTACGTCTTATGTAGTCCAAGTAAATTCTAAATCATATGATTTACATAAAGTACCACAATCAATTACAATTAAATTAAAAAAAGATAATAATATGAGTATTCGTGTTCCAATTTTATCAGAAATTAATGTATTTATATTATTTCGAGCACTTGGAATTGAATCAGATCGTGATATTATTAATTATACAATTTATAATGAAAATGACAGACATGCATTTAATATTATTAGAGTATCATTAGATTCATGTAAAAATGATAATGGTATTAAAATTAAAACAAAAGAAGAAGCTATTGATTATCTAATTAATAAAATAAAAGTTTTACAAAAAGTATCGGATGTCGATGGAATAACTAGATTGGAGCAAAAAAAAATACATTTAATGTATTTACTTAAAAATAGTTTTTTGCCACATTTATCTTGTAATTTGAAAAATAAAGGTATATATTTGGGATATATGATTAATAAATTATTACAAGTTCGTTTAAATAGATTACCATTAGATGATAGAGATTCGTATATAAATAAAAGAGTAGATCTTCCTGGTGATCTATTATTTGAATTATTTAAACAACAATATAAAAAAGTAATGAATGAATGTAATAAATTTTTTAATAATAGAACTGATGATGAAAATAATCCATATAATATTATTCATCAGATAAAACCAAATACAATAGAACAAGGATTAAAAGCTGCTTTATTAACTGGATCATGGATTAGACGCCCGGGTGTTGCTCAAATGTTACAAAGATTGACTTATTTACAATCAATTGCTTTTCTAAGACGTATTGATGCACCTAGTAGTGATGCATCAACAAGTAAATTAACTAGTCCAAGACATTTACATCCATCATCAGTTCCTTTTTTATGCCCAGTTCAAACACCTGAACACGCTAAAGTAGGATTAACAAAACATTTATCTTTGATATCTTCTATAACTATTATGGATATAGATACTTATAATTTTGTTCGAGAATTTTTATATCAGCATAAGAATATTGTAGATATTGGAAATATAGATCCAGTAAATTTTAAGTATATGTATAAAATATTTTTAAATGGAGAATGGATTGGATTAATTGATGGTATGTGTAAAGACAATAATATTGATGATATTCCTGCCATTAAATTATATAATGATCTTTATGAAAAGAAATTAAATGGAAGCTTCAATTCAGAAATGTTTTCTGTTCTAATAGATCATGATAAATTTGAGATTAGAATATATTGCGATTCTGGTAGATTATTTAGACCTGTTTTAAAGGTTGGTGAAGATAATAAATTGATTTTAAATAAAAAACATATTGAATCATTTTCATTAAATAAAACAAATTTAAATAAAATAAGTGATTGGAATGACTTTGTATCTACACATAATAATATTATCGAGTATATAGATATTGAAGAACAAGCATATTTACTAATTGCATATCAATTAAAGGTTTTAAATAAAATGCACCGACAAGTTATAGATAATTATAATAAGAAAAGTACAGATAAAGAAAGCGAATCATCTATTATAAATAGATATGATAATTCATTCTTTTTAAGATATTCTCATTGTGAAATTCATCCATCTGTATTAGTAGGTGAAATTGTTGCTAATATACCTTTTACTGATAGTAATCAAGGTCCAAGAAATATTTTCCAGTATGCACAAGGACGTCAAGCAATGGGAATATATGCATCCAATTATAGAGACCGTTTAGATATAAGTTATATATTATATCATCCACAGATACCAATTGTAACAACACGTGCTAGTAAATATGTACATATTAATTCTTTACCTTCTGGTGAAAATGTAATAGTTGCTATTGCAACATATACAGGTTATAATCAGGAAGATTCATTAATAGTTAATAAAAGAGCTATTGAAAGAGGATTATTTAGAAGTACTTCATTAAAAAAATTCATTTCATCAATAACAAAAAATCAAAATACATCACAAGATGATATTTTTACAAAACCTGATTTAGATACTATACATGGATTACGAAATGGATCTTATGAAAAATTAAATATTCATGGATATGTAGAAGAAGAAACAAAAGTCGAAAATGGTGATGTTATCTTGGCTAAAATAAAACCTATTCAATTAGATATTAAGAAAAAAAATACCAATAAAATTTATAAAGATGATTCTGAAATTTATAAATCTTTTGCAAATGGTACTGTAGATAGAGTACATAAAGGAATATTTAATGCTGATTTATATGAAACAAGAAAAATGACAATTAGATCAGAAAGAACACCTCAAATTGGTGATAAATTTTGCAGTAAGCACGGACAAAAAGGTACATGTGGGATTTTATTAGATGGATCTAATATGCCTCATACAAAAAATGGTATTATTCCAGATATAATTATTAATCCAAATGCTATTCCAAGTCGTATGACTATTGCACAATTTTTAGAATGTATAACTGGTAAAATTGCATGTCTTAAACATATTGAAGCAGATGGAACTCCTTTTGAACCTAGAAATATAGATAGAATTAAAAAAGATTTAAAAGATTTAGGATATGATGAAAATGGAAATGAATATTTATATAATGGAATGAGTGGTGAAAAAATGAAAGTTAAGATTTTTATAGGACCTACTTATTATCAAAGATTAAAACATATGGTAATAGATAAAGTACATTCAAGAGCACGTGGACCTAAGACATTAATGACTCATCAAGCTCCTGAAGGAAGATCGCGTGACGGTGGTTTAAGATTAGGAGAGATGGAACGAGATTCAGTAATTGCTCACGGAATGGCTAAATTTTTAGAAGAAAAATTAATGAGAAATTCAGATGCTTATTCTACATACATATGTGGAGAATGTGGTTTATTCGCACAAAGAGCGAATAGAAGAGATAATAATTCATTCCCCAGAATATCTGATATTTATTATTGTCCAAAATGTAATAATTATAATAATATTAAAAAAGTTATGATACCATATGCATTCAAGCTACTAGTACAAGAATTACTATCAATGTGTATCGTTCCAAGAATTAAATTTAAATAATTTTTTTCCAAATATTAGCCATAAAATTTATTTATATTAAAAGAAATTATATAATTTGTAAAAAAATATTTCTTAATTGTTAAATAGAAAATATATATAATACATATATTAAAATAATTAATTATTTTATTATATAAATATATAATAAATTAATTAATGAAAACTAAACAAAAAGCAGTAACCGGTATTGTATTTTGTGCAATTTTTAGCGCATTTATATCATTTTTAGGTATATATTTTTATTACAGAAAACCTCCAGTTGATGATTATTCAGTAGATACAGATGAAGATTCATCAGAAGAGTCAGTTACTAATGCACCGGTAACTACGCCACCGGTAACTACGCCCCCGGTAACTACGCCACTGGTAACTACGCCACTGGTAACTACGCCACCGGTAACCACGCCACTGGTAACTATGGCACCAGTAACTATGGCACCAGTAACTATGGCACCAGTAACTATGGCACCAGTAACTATGGCACCAGTAACTATGGCACCTGTAACAACAACAGCAGCACCTGTAACAACAACAGCAGCACCTGTAACAACAACAGCAGCACCTGTAACAACAACAGCAGCACCCGAAACAACAA